CTGGGTGCGATCGTCGCTGAATGCCAGGAAGAGACTGACCCCGCCGTTCTCCGCACTCTGCGAGCTGTCTACCTGCCAGATGCGATCGCGGCCGGTGCCCAGCCGGTTCCAGAACACCCTCGAGGAACCCGTGACGTCGCAGTCGATTTCGAAGCGGGCGTAAAAGCGCCGCATGTTCTCCGCGGTCAGGTGCGGCGTCCGCCGGCGGCGCCAGATCACGTTGCCGTCATCCGTCTTGTAGTTCATCCCGATCACGTAGATCTGCCCGGTGGACCAGTCCCCGCCGTAATGCAGCTCCGTGTTGTTCAGTTTGCAGACGCAGTGCACCCACGGGCGGATCCGGGCCCAGTTGTAGGCGGTGGAATCCCACCATCCCCGCTGATGCCACCATCCGGTTGTGAAGTCGTATACCCAGGTGACGTTGGCGGTCGGGAAGGAAATCACCCAGAATTCGTGGCCCTGGTCCATCATGTTGAAGGCCGCCGCATCACTCACGGTGGAGTACTGCGACCAGGCTGCCTCCACCGCCGGCGTGGATACCGGGACCGGGTTGTATCCGGTGGCGTGTACTGCGCGCCGGCCGCCCCTGCGCACGTCTTCCGCGATCCAGGCGACCCCGTTGCCCAAACGGACCACGGAGAACGGCGCCTGGCACCCGTAATGCATGCAGGCGCCCGGGTCCGGCGCAAACGGGTTGTCCGCGGCGCCTACGTCGCGCCATACCTGGGTGCTCTCGAGGTCCCCCATCGTGTAGAGCTCCTCGTGGTCCGCAAAAAGGGCCGCCACATTGTCCGGGTAGTTGGCCTTGTTGAAACTGTTCAGCGGATCCCAGGAAGTGCCGTCGTTGATTGCCGAGTAGTAGACCGTCTTGTCGGGAGGGGACGGGACCACAAAAAAGTAGCCATCCAGAAACGCGCCATATGACGCGGTGAAGGGGTCCGCATTGAGCGTGCCCGTGCCTCCGCTGGCGCCCGCCACGCCGGCATTGGGGAAGATCACCGCGTCCCCGGTGGGCTGCCCCATGATGTTGTACTGCAGTCCGGAGATGGTATAGGTGCCGATGTTCCACCCGGATCCCGAGGTGATGGTGATCTGGCAATTGACCTCGTCCTGACTGAAGACGCGCGACGGAGAGTGCACGATGAAGGGCTGCGGGAGCTGCAGGTCCGTGTAGTGGATGCTCTTGTACTCGAGGCCCGTGCCGAGTCCGGATCCCGCGTTTCCCCATGCGTAGGATCCCACCGCGCCGCCATTCGCATTGACGGAGAGAATCGGCTGCGAGAGGCCCACGTTGAATCCGCCGCCGCCCGTGATCAGCACCGTGCGCCCAATGTCGGACAGATCGAATGCCGGCGAGCTGCTGCTGCTCGAGGGGGCAGTGAGTGTCTTGCCACTCGTGTCGGAGGGGTCGACCAGGAGATCCGTCAACGGATCCGAGAACTCGATCGGCACCGGACCGTTGCCGTTGTCGCAGTACGCCAGGCCTGCACTGACCACCATGATCTGGTTGCCGTTGGCGAAGATCTGCGCCGGCAGGTTGTCGTTGCCGATGGGCCCGCCTTGCGCTCCCACCCCGGAGGCGCCGGTGAACCCCGGCGAGCAGCGGTCGACCGTGGAACCGTCCGGGTGGACCTCGTACAGCCGGTCGCCCCCGATCGCGAGCAGCCGGTTTTCGCCGGGCCACAGGCACCTGACCGGTGAGGTCCCGAGGTTCACGAAGGTGGCCAGGCCGGGAGTCCGGATCAGGCTGCAGCGGATATTTTTGTCGGTGACGTCCGTGCCCTGGCCGTTGACCGGGACGCTGTTCCGTTCCGGTATCCAGTTCATGGTCAGTTCACTCGTGATGTTGGGGGAGCTGGAGGAATTGAAAGGCCCGCAGAAGCTATCGAACCGTCCCACGTGCTGCCTCCTCCTGCGGTTTCTCGAACAGTCCCTCGTTCGCCAGGCGCCGCAGGCAGAGTACCGCCAGCGCCATCTGGCTGATGTTGCGCTCGAGCTCCTCTACCGCGGCAAGGTATTCATCCCGGGTATTCATCACGGGAGCGTACCGGTCATATAGTTGAAGTCGCCGGCCGATGGGGAGGTCGACGTGCCCCAGTCTGCGGATGCAATCCGCGGCGCCAGATTATTGTTGGACTGCAGCGCATCCCGGGCCTTCAGAGCCCTGCGCGCCAGGTTGGGCGGTGGAGTGGTCCCCCAAATGTCGGAAAGTTCCTCTGCCAGCGTGAGCGTGACTGCGGCAAGGTAAGACTGCGGCGCAATGAAAGTATCCGTCAGATTCACGAATTGCTGTAGGACTACCGCACCCTCGAGACGCAGCCCGAATGCCGTATTCGGAATGGGCCAGAACCAAAGCTGTCCGTTGGGCACGTCCGTCTCGTAGTAGAGATCCGTGGGGATGCTCGATTGAATGCTCTTCACCCTCTGTGCGGCCCACCATGCGTTGTCCCGGATGTTGATTGGCTGGTCGACGGGAGGGTTGGTATTCGTGAGAATGAGATTGGCGGATCGGATCGAGACCGGACGCAGTAGCACCGTGAAGTCCGCGGTGGGCGGCCCGGGCCCGATGGTGTGCGGCTGATGGCCCGGGGTGAGCGTCCAGGTGGTAAACGTCGTTGTCCAGGCGTAGCAGGCCCTTGCCGCCCAGTAGTCAATCTGCTGGTTCAGGAAGATCATCCCGTCCAGCAGTTCGTTGTTGGAATTGAGGGCCTGCGGACGCAAAAGGATTCGGGCTTCGCGAAAGGCGACGTACAGGACGTCCTTACACTGCATCAACTCAGTTCACTCTGGTGGCCGGCGGCGCGGTGGGCCCCGGTCCCGCCGGGGGCGGTGCGGGCGCGCCAAATACTTCCGCATTGAGCTCTACGATTACCTGCTTGGCCTGGGTGGCTGCCAACATCAGTTCCTGCGTAACTGGTCGTTGAAACGCAATGCAGAGCTCTACCGCGGCAATGTCCACGATGGCCTGCTCGAAACCCGGCGCCAGGGAAACGGTGCCCGTCTGTGCAGGAAGCGCGGGGATGGCCTGGTATGTCCACAGGACGCAGGATCCACCCTGCGGATTGGGAGAAAGCCAGCACATGCCCGTAGGGAAGCCATTGTCATAGAAAAAGTCCTCGGCAAATATCCCGGTACGGGTCTTGTCGAGCACCGCTGCCCACTCGTCCGCGGTATCGATTTTCGCTTCCCTCTCGAGCCCGGAGATGGAGAGAACAGAGGCAGACTTGATTTTGATCGGGCGATTCGCGGGGGCCCACTGCTGGCCGGGTCCGTAGGTGTAGCTGGTGGTGCCGGTGAGCGAGTAGGATTCCCGCTTCAGCCCCACCATCGAGAGTTTTTCCGCGGAGAGGGAGTCCAGCTTGCGGTTGATGACGCGAAACGCGAGGGACATGTCGTCCGTGTTGGGCGTCTGTCCCTGCGCGTAGGCGCCCACCAAAATCAGACTATCGGTAAGAATGTCGGAAATATTCGACGCCATCTAGTTTCCGGCCGGCGTGTAGGGATAGCCCGGCGCATAGGGATTCTGCATCCCCTGCCGCTGTTGCTCCTGTCCCTGCCCGGGTTGCTGGCCGGCGCCCAGGATGTTACTGGCTGCCTGCATCTGCTTCTGCTGCTGCTCCACCTGGGCTGCGAGCTTCTTCAAAGCCTCGCCGGCGGCCTGCCACAGTTGCATCAGGGCCTGCACGTCCTGGGGCGTAATGGCGCCTGAGTCGGGCGGCAGCGGATCCTTGGTGAATCCCTTGCCCTCCAACTTCTGCTGCTCGTCCTTATCCTTGGCGGCTTTGGTTTCCCGCGTCTGCTTGTTGTACATGGCGAGAGGGAAATCCTCGGGCGGATCGGGAACCTTTACAGCCAGTTCCGCGGGTTGTTTGCCGGCCGCGATATTGGTGGCCTGCAGGCTCTGCCAGTATGCCGGCGAATCGTTGGGAGCCGGAGGCACCGGCGCGTAAGTGTCCTGCGGCGGGTTCACGTCGCCCGCGCCGGGAGGCTTGGAAGGATCAATCGGCGGAAGGTCCCCCAACTGGCCGGGCGGTTGAGACGGTGGCTGCGGGTACTGCGGGTACTGCGGATATTGATACGACATTTAAGCTTTGCTCCTTTTCCGGTTCGATTTATCCGGGGTTTCGCTTTCGGCCGGTTCCTGCTGGGCGAGAGCCTCGAACTCCTCTTTCGGCATGCGCAGGCGCCGGTCGATTTCCTCGGCAATCTGGCGTTCGATAGGGGTGAGCTCCACTTCCGGAGACTCTGTGGGAACCGGATTCTCGCTCCATCCCGCGGCAAGCATCTGCTGCCTCTGCTGCGGGTTCATGGCCGGCCTGGACTGTTTGGTCTGGTGGTTGTACAACAGGAACGGATACTCCTGATAGGCGTACGCAGGCACGGGAGGCTTATTGAGATCGAACTCTTTCATGCCGCCGGCCTGCTTCTGGTCCAGTTCATCGAGCATGCGCCGCATTTTGACGCGCTCTTCGTAAGTCAATTCCGTCATCGTGTTGGGATGCATGCGTGCAGCTCCATATACCGCGGCGATGGCTTCCTTTTCCTGCTGTTCAGTCAGGCCGCTGAGTTTCGCCGGGATTTCGTTGATGGACATGTCAAAAATCCGGGGGAGCCCACTCCAGATAAACTCCCCCGGTCCCGTTCGGGCGGGAAATCAGTACGGTGCCTGGCCCTCGGAATAGACCGTGTAGGCCTCCTGCCCGATGGTGACGTTCGTGAAATTGAGCATGAAGGTTCGGATATTGACCGTCACGACCGTGGCCGTGCCGGATATGGTGCCGCCGGTGCCGGCCGCAATCGTCACGGTGCCGGCGCCGGTCGATTTCACCATCAGCTCAAAGGACGTGCCCACCATGCATCCCTGGATGGCATCGCAGAGCTGCGCGGCGGTGGGCAGCGTGAGTGTCCCCGTGCCGCCGCAACTGACGAGTCCGGAAAGCGTCTGGCCCGTTGTCAGGGTGACGCCGGCGGCCGCGAGCGTCACCGGAAGAATCATGGGGAACGAAACCGACTGCAGCCGCGGATCCGCGAGCCCGAAATGTGAAGATAGTCTCGGCATGGCTTACGCTCCCAGTACGGCCACTGCGCCGTTTTGCTGATACAGGTTCCCGTACCCGATCAGGCTGTCGTAGCGGTTGACCTGCATGGACCGCACGGGATCCCATGCGATGACTTTGCGGATGGCAATTCCCGAGTCGGGGTCCTGCTGCTGGGCCGATCCTTCCACGGCTTTCGGCAGGTACAGCTTGCCGCCCACCAGGGCGAATGCCTCGCGCGAGAGCCCGAGCCCGATGGTGCCGGTTTTCCCGTTCGGGGATGTGGTGCCCGGCCACAGGGTGAGGGCTGCGTTGTTCAAGGGCAAGGCGTCCACGTTCTGATACTGCGAGCCCGGCCCGAAAATGGCCGGCAGGATCGGGATGGTGTCGTTGCCGCCGGTCAACACGAACTGCGAAGGTCCCGGGTAGGTGAAGGTGCGAAGCGTGAGTGGGCCCGCGCTGCGGCGCGTCATCGGGTTGACCATGTTCACCGAGTTGATATTGAATTTGTCGCCCGGATTGATGGTGTCTCCGTTGGTGCCTTTGATGATCAGGCTGCCTCCGGACTGGCCGGCGCCCTGCACGGTGACGGCTGCCGCCCAGGTTCCCGCCGTGTGTGACCACAGCGAGTTGCTCTCGAAAAACTCAAAGGCTGCCAGTTGCCCGATGGTGCCGAGTTTCCACATGCGCGTAATCTCGCTCGGTGGGTTGAAGACGCTGGTGATGTTGCTGCCGAGCGCAACCATCATCGATGTTGAGATCAGCATGCACCTGCGGCCTGCCATGCAGGCTTCCCTCTCGAGGACGGCCCTGGCCTGGTAGTAGGTCTGCACCGTGGTGGGGTCCGTACCCAGTTGCCCGACCAGGTTGGAGGTATTGAGGCGTGCCCAGTTGGCGGCGCGCGAGTCCACCTCCTGCGCGATCGCCGCGCCGGCCGGCGCCCAGTAGTTCTCCCTGAGCTCCTCCTCGGAGCGCTCGAGCTTTACCGCGCGCTCATAGTCATCCCACTCAAAAGGCACCTGGATCCACTGATCGAGTGCCACGGTGGTGGTGATGCGGTTGATGCCCTGCGGCGCGTAGCCCATGCCGTCCACGATCGTGAACCTCTGCGGGAACTTGATCTGGATGGTGGAACCGGGCGCGAATTCCCGGTTGAAATCCTTTTCCCAGTTGCGGTTGAAATATTCGGAAACGACGAGCTTGTTGACGAGCAATCGCAGGATCTCGAGCGATACCCAACTCGTGTTTACGAAGTTGTTGGATGCCATTTGCTAGACGTTGCCTTTCCACCTCTGCATGTCCCTGCGATTCCCTTCTGCGAAAAACGCTCGAACATTGCCGGTGTTTGCGGCCCGCTCCCTCTCGTCCCCGGGAGGGGAAGAGTTGCCGTTCAACTCCGTGGTGGGTGCGGGTGCTGGTCTCGGTTTAGCGGCGGGTTGGAATCTCCCGTCTGGCGCCCGGGTTGGTGTCTCTGGCTCTGGGGGTTTGGTTGCCTTGCCGAGCTCCTGCTTCACCAGGCCCTCGATCGTGAACCACTTCCTCAGAGCTTCCAGGGGATCCGATTTCGCGAGATGGAGGAATGCCGTCAACTCTGCCTGATCGCTGCCCATCACGTAGAGCGCATCGACCAGAACTTCGCTACGGCCGATCGCCATCTTAACGGCCGGCGCCACCGCTTTGTCGTCGAACACGGTGGTTGCCGTACTCAGGATGGCCGGTTCCGCTTCCTCTCCATAACGGGATTTGGCTTCATCGAGTCGCGACTGCATGGTGCGCGCGGCAGCTTCCTGCTTCTGCTTAACCTCGTGCTCCTCGAGCCTCTTCTGTGCCTTGTAATCGGCCAGATCCTCGATGTATTTGTCGGATGCAGCCTCGTACTCGTCCCAGGTTTTAAAGTCTTCCTGCTTGGGCCTGGCCGGCCTTTTGGGACCTTCCGGTTCCGGCGGCGCGGGGGACGGTTCCGCGGGTGGCTTTACGTCCTTTTTGCCGCTTCCTTCGACCTCCTGCCGGATCGCATCACGCCTGGCGAGTAGTTCCCTGATCTCGCGATTGATCTCTTCCTTCCGGGCTTCCGTGCGCCGCTTACTCGAGGGTGCCGAGTCCTCCGGTGACGGCTTGGAGGATGCCGAGTCCTCCTTTGACGGCTTTTCTGTGGAGGTTGCCGAGGCCTCCTTTGACGGCAATTTGCCGGTCTGCCTCCACTCGGCGTAGGCTTCCGGGTCCTTGGGCACTGCCATCGACCCGACATCATCTGCCGGTGGGGTAGATGGCTTGGGTGCCTCTACTGCTGCTGCTGGTGGCGCGGGTGACGATTCCGCGGCCGGTGTGTTTACGTCGTCTGCCATAACTCTATGCGAGCAACGTGGCGACGGCCCACAATGCGAGCCCGCCCGCCATGTAGTTAACCCGCGGTCCCGGCGTCGACACGTTGAATGCCGCCATCAGGAAAAGGAAAACTGCCACGATCATGAAAGCCAGCCGTAGGGTGCTCATTGCTGCCCTCCTTCCTGTGGTTGCTGCTGCGCGGCCGCCGCGGCCGCCTCCTGTTGCTGCTGCGCCAGGTTCATCTCGTGTGCCTGCTGATCGGCCTGCATGGATCTCTCATGCTGCTGGTCTGCCATCTGGGTGCCCATCTGGTGCTGCTGGTCCGCGGCCTGCGATCGTCCCTCGTGTAACTGCTGCTGGGCTGCCCGGTAAACCTCGTCCACCGCGGCGATACGCTCGCTGATGGCCTGAGACCGGGTCTGGATCTCCGCGGCCGCAATCTGGGCATCGATCTTGAGGCGTTCCACCAACAGATCGGATTCGCCTCGCATCCTCTCGAGGGCCAGTTTGTATTCGCCCTCCGTCACCTTGGCCTGCTTCTCCATCTGCAGTTTCTGCAACTCGGCATTCATCTGCTGCATGAGGATGCCCTGCTGCTGAAGCTGGGCCTGCGCCTGCTGGAGTTGTGCGGCCGATTGGTCCCCGGAGCCCTGCGAGGGAGAAATGATCTCGGCCATTTCCTCCCCTTGGGGCCCGAGGTTCTTCATTTTTACGGCCATCGATAGCAGTTGCGCGGCCTGCGGGGGTGCGACCGGCAGCTTCGGCAATTGCGCGATCAGGTTGTCCAAAAAGTCGGAGACCGCTTCTCGCTGAGTAGCGGCAGAGGGCCCGGACGATACCGAGATGGAGTGGTCCACCTCTTCCACCGGGTAGTGCACCTGGGATCCGGATTTAGAGTCCGCATACGGCGCCGAGGTGTTCAGGCTGATCAGTCGGTACGTGTCGTTGGCCTTGCGCACATGCTTGTCGCGTTGCCCGCCGTATACCGCCGGGATCCACTGATCGATGACTTTGCCGGCGAGCCTAAGAGCTCTGTCGTACCCGTCGACGAAGTGGTAGCTTCCGAGTGCTTCCTCGTTCTCGATGCGCTGTAAGGCTACGCCCGACTTTTCGCTGGCGCGTTGCGCCGCGGTGGGTAGCGGCATGATCCCCATTGCGGCCTGTATGGCCCTCTGCTGCGCGTCTTTGGCGAGCTCATAGCTTTGAAAGTTGGGAGTGAACGGCACGCGAGTCGGAAGCGGGGGAACCTGCCCGACCGGCCAGTTATCCGGAATGTCCGCTTCCAAAAAGGCGTAGGGGACTTTGGTGACGTCGCGCCACATGTTGCGCGAACTGTCGAACTGGCCCTTGTATCCGATGAACGGGGTTTTAGGCGTCAGACCGGCCTCTTCCATCTCCTGCGAAATCAGGTAGGCCAGTGCCATCTGCGGATCGCGCGCCAGGCGCACTAGGGAGAAGAGAACGCGCTTACTGAATCCGCCCTCTTCCACGTACCGTTCGAGTCCGATCATGGGAATAATCGGAATGATGGTGCCGGGCTCCGGTTCGTCCGCCCGCTCGAGGATCTCCACCCCGTTGGTGATGTAGTGGCGCACGCTGCGCTGATCGAGCTCGCGCTTATCGACATACTTCTTCTGCGGCTTATCGG